CCACATACCAGCAACCATGCCTGGCACACCTGCGATAGTCTCTAGGACAACTGCTCTGTGTCCATATCTATGTGCAAAAAATGTATCTGCTATGAATCTGAAAAACTTTGTCATAAACAAAGCAAAAAAGTTTGAAATTTTTTTCATAAAGCCTCTTGTCAAATAGAAAATATGTGATAAGATGAATATGTTCCCGAGAGGGTATTAGCTATAAAGGGATTGATTCCTTATTATTGCAGATTTGATTTCTACACCCCGTCCCATTCTTTCTATATCTCCCGTAATCATATATGTAAACGACATTCCTATCATTCCATATAATATATATTGTTTCATACAAGACTCAATAGGAATATGAGTCCTATCTCCCAAGGTATAAGTATTGCAGCGTATATTATGTATTTCATGAGAAATATGATTGATTGAATAACATGACTGCAGCCATAAAACCTAATGCAGACATCTGAACGATAACTGCAATCGTGACAAACATTAGTTGTCTTTCACCCCACCAGTGTAGTTCTTTCTCTTGCCATTCGTTGAACTCTTCGGGTGTTGCGTCTCGTGGTTTGAAATGGAGTTCTAATTGTTGCTCATATCCTCTCCCCGACATTACATCAGCTGCATCGTCTACGGCAGAGGGAACTGTTTTCCATCTTTTCCAAACTTGGTCATATTCTTGTTTCATACTTGTGGTGTTATTGCAAATAGAGAAAGACAAAAGATAGCAACCAACGCTGTGAGTTCGAGGCTATCTCTTATCTTTGTTCTATCCTTATCGGACATTAAATACTCCAGCCTGACAGTATCATAATGCCAAAAGGTAATAATATGGGAAGAGTCAACAGTGTTAGAAATTCTACTGCTTCTATCAACATTGATATTATCTTTGTATCAATAATGTTTTCGATTCTCACCACCATGCTCTTCACAATCTCTAAAATTGTTGCGGTCATGGTTTTCCTAAAATTAGTTATAAAGAAGACTTATGATGTATTATAATCATAAATTATCCGTAGTATATATATGATTCAAAAGTCTAACAAAAATATTTCTAATGAATTTTTTTCTTGTCTGTTGGGACAACCGAAGATTCGAAATCTGCAAAAGCTTCATCGTCTATATTCCATTCTTCTTCTTCAATTCTCTTCAACATTCTTTCTTCTCTTTCAGTGATTGGGCCACCCGTTGCATTCATGAGTTCGTCTATGACTCTTCTCACATAATCTTTATGAGCTGTTTTTGGATTCGTCACCAAAGGTATCTTTTTATTCTCAACCATGTCAAACCATTTTGAACTTGCCTCGTCATAGTGTTCTACAAACTGTGTGTTCATAGCATTTCTATGTGCAATTAAATCTTTTGGTATTATGACTGTTGGGTCTGAACTCAAAGGTGAGTAGGGGTAAAAAGTAGCAAGAGTTGCACTTCTGTCGGGAACAACTTCTAATTGACATATCATAGGTAAAGTTATCTCAACACCATCGTGGGTGTCTCTAACCATTCCTACTATTTCGGAACCAGTTCTTAATTTAAGAACTTCGTATCTTTGTGGTATTAAATCTTTAGGTGCTGTCATTTAAGTCGAATTGTTTTATTTCGTATGGAAATCTTTCCTCGTTGTATATATTTATACGGTCTTTGAGGTGACGCAGAGTGTAATTATCACATTGTAAATCATCTGCAATATCAAATAACCTCATAGAATCTTTTCCTTCTGTCTTTCGAAGACCTCGACCTATTGATTGTAAGTTTCTTATTTTAGATTTAGACGGACTTGCAAATACAATATTATCTATTCTCTTTATATTTACACCTGTAGAAAATGTTCCGTAAGAAGCCAATATAACATTATCATCTGACTTCTCTACTAATTCTCTAACCTTCTCTCTATCTTCTGTATCTGTTCCACCATAAACATAATGCAAATCTTTTACTCTGCCGTCTAACAAGGGATATAAGACCTCTCCATGTTTCTCTACATATTGAAACAATACTAATGAATTACCTTTAAGACTTGCAACTAAATTAGTTATAAACATATTTCTATGTTCACTGGAAACAAGATAGTCCATTTCTTCTTGGTATGACATAGTATGACACTTTTTATGTTTTAATATTATGCAGTGTATGTCTATGTCTGCAATAGTTCCTTCGTCCATAAGTTGTTTCGAAGATATAACTTTTTTGACTGGGCCAAACATTCCTTCAAGTTGCAATCTATGACATTCAGAACCGTCTAGTGTTCCTGTAGTTCCAAATCTGATTGCAGTCTTCTTCATTTTTTCGAGGATTCCTTTGAGGACATTTGCTTTGAAGAGGTGGGCTTCGTCTCCGAAGACAACATCGAAACTTTCCAAGACATTTTTAGGAGCCTTACTAAATGACTGCCATGTCGTAATCGTAATATCTGCATCAAATACAGGCTGACCCGAATAAATTTTACAAATCTTTTTATCATATCCATATTCTTCAAAATCCTTTGCCATTTGTTCCACCAGTGAAGTTGTAGGAACTATAATAACAGTTTTCTTGTTGTAATATCTTGCAAGTAAATAAATGATTAGTGACTTACCACTTGCAGTTGGTGAGAGTAATAGTTGTCTACCATATTGCACGGCAGTTCTAAATGCATCTAATTGATAGTCTCTAGGTTCAAAAGGTAATCCTAGTTCTTGTATGAAGTTCTCATCAGGTTGTCTTTCTTTCTCTCCTATAATATCATTTATACCTATGATATCATATCCTCTTTCTCTACAGAACTCGTCTACATATGGAAGTAATCCAATGTATATTTTATTTGTTTTGATAGAAAAGAGTCTAACTTTACCGTCCCAATATCTATGTTTTACCGAAGGCATGAATTTTGCATTTGGAACTGTAAACGAAAAGAAATCATGAAGGTCTTTTGCCAGACCGTCATCACATTGAACTTGCATGAAGACTTCGTCAATCTTCTTGAGAATTATTTCAGAGGCCATCCTGTATTCCATATCACTAGAGATTGTCTAACTCCTCTAGTCACGGGTGTCACTTGGTGGTGCAACCATGAAGGAAACACCAAGAGAGAACCAATCTCTTTTCCACTGAAAGGTGCAGTCTGAACAAGGTCGTCTGCACTTATGTTTTGTGATTGAAACTTTAAATTATCAAAAGGTTTACAATGTTCTATCCATTGAAAATGTCCACCTTCATAATCGTTTGGGTCTGATAATTGAATTGAAGCAGATAGTTTTCTTATCTGACCATTTGGATATGGTTCTGCACCTGCGTCTGTATGCCATGTATAGAAATCACCTGTAGGTAAATCGGGTTGGTGTTTATAATATGTGTATTGCCATGTCTCCATATCATTTACATCATAGTTCCAACCTGACATTTTATTTGCAGCCATCATACCGTCAAAAATTTTCTTTTTGAGTTCTTGATTAAACTCGGGGTCGTTATGGTCTAACCATTTGTTTGTTGATTGTCTTATCTTATTATCTGTATTACCGTCTGTATTACCAGCTGCGTCTTGGTCTTTAGACTTGAATCCTATTCTTGCGTCTATTGTTTCAAGTCTACTTGCATATCCATGAATGTAATCTATATCTTCTCTTGATAGGAAGTTTGGTGTTATACTACAGTAAGTATTATAAAGCATTATGAACCCGCCATGAACTTTCTCCAATCGATTGTATTCTTAATCGTTTGGTGTCTCCAAGTGATATTTTGCATACACTCTTTTAGAAAATTAATTTTAATATTCACAAGTTCTAATGACGCAGAAACTTTTTGTAAATCTATATCTGCATTGAAAAATATTTGCATATCATTCTTCATAATTTTTAGACCGTCAAAAGGGTCGGGATTCCACCCTTTCTCTTTAATTGTATCATCGTCCATTTTACCATTGAAATATAACCACTTGTCTTTGAGTAAAGTGTTATATTGAAATTGTAGATTTTTCTGTGCGATTACAGCGTCTGTTAGGTATTCTGAATATTTTGCATGAAGTTTTGGAACCTCAAGTGAAGATTTATCTAGTTCGATATCGTCAATTTCACAATCAACTTTCCATTCTGCTTTCAAATCATCTAATGTCATAATATAATTATATCACAAAATGTGATATTTAACTAGTGGATTCTATGTCGTAATATGTAAATCTAAACTCCACAGTTGCAACAACGGTTTCACCGTCTGCACCTGATTCTAATTCTATACCACTTAAGGATATAGGGAATGCATCGTGGAATCTAAAGTATTTATTTGCAATATTTTTATTAGTGTTTGTCACCAATGTTATATCTGAATACTGAACCAAGTCATTATCAATGGAACTTGATACATTTGTTTCAGTCTTTTTTGCACTTACATAATTTGCAAAACTTTGTGGGTCTGAAACTGGAACAATAGAATCCATCCAGTCAAATATCTCTTTGAAGTTTTGTAAATCTTCGTCAACTAAAAATGATACATTCAATGTTTCAAACGAAACTTTGTCGCCTGGAAAGAATGCATCTAAACCAATACCAGCAGCTGCAACAGTTTCAGAAAACTGAAGGCCTGGAATGTTTACAGTCTTCACAAAGAACTCAACATTTGGAACTTTGTCTATAAGAAGTCTGAAATTATTCTTACTTAATAGTGATTTATTAATAGTTGTCATATAACTATTTAGGTTATTTCTCGTTTACAAATTCATTGAGTTGTCTTGCAACTGCAATTACTTCTTCGGTTGACACAAATTGGTCACCATAAGGTTTTCTATCATTTGGGAAGTTATTGTTGTGTTCAACAACTGCCTCGTTATTACGATAGATATTACCTTCTAGTAATCCTT